AAACTTTAGTACAAAAAACAACTACCATAATCTAACATCAACTTTTGAAAAATTTAATTGGTTAGATGAATTACCATTTTTAGTAGATAGAATGAGTACACTCTTTGACGAACCAACATATGTACAGTGCTGGGGTAACATACTTAGACCAAACCAAGGAATACCATGTCACGCACATACAAACACAGGCGTACATTTTCCTGTAGGAAACATCTTCATTTGGGGAGACGAAAGGACAGGAACTATGTATGGAGACAAAGTAATAAAGAATAAAATAGGACAATTAGCATTATTTAGTTCTACAATGCCGCACAGTGTACCTATAAATAATACAAAGATTCCTAGATTAAGTCTGGCATTTGACGCATATCCTGAAAATATGTCGAATAAGTTATTAAGAAAAATAAAAGCACAAGGCGGCCAACATGAATGGGTAGATGAAAAAGAAAGAAAGACGAATAATACAGAAAACAGCAAAACTGTCGGAAAATATCTAGCCAAACACAAATTTGCTACAGCCAAGAAACTTAAATGAAGGTAAGGAAAGAGAAAATATATCTTGACATGAGGTTAAAATTTTGTTATAATATAATATATTTTGATAAACATAAGGAATAAATGACAGCTGAAGAACTATTAATCGACAAAGGTATTACCTTCACCCTTTCGGGGAGGGATGCAAAAATACAATGCCTGAATCCAGAGCATGACGATAATAACCCTTCGCTGCGTGTTGATAGAATAACTGGCATATTCCATTGTTTTTCATGTGGATATAAAGGAAACTTATTTACTTATTTTGGCGCACCAGCTTCTCCATTAGAAGTTCGTATGCACAGAATAAAAGAAAAAATACAAAAAGTTAAAAGCGAAACCATTGGTATACAACTCCCAAAAGACCGTATGGCATGGCATGGTGGCGGTTTTCGTAATATATCTGAGGAAACTCTACAGATATGGGACGCATTCACTTGGAATGTTCCTAAGTTCGAGAACCGCATCATCTTTCCAATCCGAGATATCACAGGAAAAACAGTGGCTTTAATAGGCCGAACTATTGATGGACTTGGGACAAACAAGTATTATATCTACCCTAGTGGAGTAGAGATGCCTTTTTGTCCTGCTAAAGTAAAACCAATTCAAAACAGAGTAATATTAGTAGAAGGCATATTTGATGCCCTTAACTTATGGGATAAAGGTCTCAAAAATGCAATATGTTGCTTTGGAACACAACAAGTGAATTGGGTTAAACTTAGTTTGTTAAAATTACAAGGTGTTCAAGGAATAGACATTATGTTTGATGGAGACGAAGCGGGTAGACAAGCTGCAGAAAATGCAAAAAGTCTTGCTGAAAAATTAGAACTATCTGCAAGAGTAGTAAAATTACGAGATAGTGTTGATCCTGGGAATTTAAGTAATAATGAAATCCAACGCTTAAAGGAAAAGCTGTATGGATAAGGAGAAAGACATGACATTACAAGTTTTAAGTAATTTAGAAAATGAATTAGTCACAGCGATTCCTAGTGAGGCTAGTACAATTATATCAATATTTACCAAACAAAAGTTAGGAATCATTAATGGAGTAAAAGCAACAGTAGAAGCTGTAGAAGAAGAAAAATCAGCAGGAAGAAGAGCATCAATTATTGGTGTAAAAACTGAAGATATAGGTACAATGTATCAAAAGTACCTTACTCAATTAATTGAAGAAGGAAAGAAATGGCAAGAAGAGACAGGAAGCCCTGTATCTGATAGACGATTTAGTGTAAATAAATTTAGACTAAATTTTAATTTAGAAAATAAAGTAGAAATAACACCAGCTCAAAGTAGTAAATTATTAACAATAACCAATAGTTATAATTCTAAATCTTGGCAAGATTGGGGAATAGTAGAGTTACTGGGTGAATGGGTACATATGAATAGAAACCCTGTTCACATAAAAAGATATTTTGATGCTTGTGAAAGCAAAGGATATACTCCATGGCAGCAGTAGCACTTATAGAAACAATACCATCAAGTACAAATTTTAATAAGTACTTTGATTTCGAGCATGATAGATTTGCTCTGTGTAGTGATAGTTCTAAAAAGAAAATTCTTAAAAAAGATGTAGATATCGAAATCGAAATCGATGCGTACGATTACCTCATTCTTGTAGGCTCAGAGCCTTTTAAATTTTTTACAAAAAAGACATCAATAACAGAGTACAATGGAAAAATTGTTGAAGATAAGTTTTTAGCAATAATCAATCCTGCAATGATAAAGTTTCGACCAGAAGCAAAGAAGTCATTCGAGGAAGCCGTCGAGAGTATAACAGGATATGTAAGCGGAGAATTAACACAAAAGAGAATACCTAAGGATAGATGTTATGGCATACAAGACACAGAAACAGCAATTAAATTTGTTAAGGCAGCGATTGAAAGTCCAAATGATTTCATCGCACTTGACTCCGAGACCTCTGCATTATATTGTAGGGACGGCTATATGCTTGGATTTTCTATGTCTTATGAGCCTGAGCATGGTGTATATATTGACTGTGAGTGTATAGATGATGAACTAGAAGCCCTTATGCAAGAACTATTCAATAAGAAACGAGTAGTTTTTCACAACAGTAAATTTGACTTACAATGGTTTGAGTACCATTTCAACTTCGAGTTTCCAAACTTTGAAGATACTATGCTTATGCACTATATGTTTGACGAAAGACCAGGCACACACGGCTTGAAGACACTTGCAATCAAACACACTGACTACGGAGATTATGAAGCAGAACTAGATAACTGGATTCAAGATTTTAAAAGAAGAACAGGAATACTCAAAGAATCTTTTGATTATTCAATGGTTCCATTTGAAGTCATGCAGAACTATGCTGCAATGGATGCTATAGTTACTTACTTATTGTTTGAAAAATTTGAAAGTGCTTTGAAGAAGAATGAAAAGCTAATGTGGGTGTATAAGAATCTACTCATCGAAGGAGTAAGATTCCTTAAAGATGTAGAGAGTAATGGTGTTCCTTTTGACAAAGCTCGCTTAGAGTTTGGACAAAAGCGTATGCAAGAAGATATCGATGCAGCTGTGACAGCACTTGAAGGAATTCCTGAAGTAAAAAGATTTATTCAAGATAATCAAGGATTCAATCCAAACAGTACATTACAACTTCGAACTTTGTTGTTTGACTATTGTGGACTCAAATCTGATAAGAAAACTGCAACGGGTGCATTGTCAACTGACGCAGAAGTCTTAGGTAATCTTGCTGAAGAACATGAAGTACCAAAACATATTCTTGAAGTTCGTCAAAAAGTAAAAATCAAAAATACATATCTTGACAAAATTATACCGAATCTTGATAGAGATGGCAGACTACGTACTGGTTTCAACCTACATGGTACAACATCAGGTCGTCTATCATCTAGTGGTAAACTAAACATGCAACAGCTTCCAAGAGACAATCCCACAGTTAAGGGTTGTATCAAGGCAAAGGCGGGTCATAAGATAGTTGCCATGGACTTAACAACAGCAGAAGTTTATTGTGCTGCTGTACTTGCTAATGATAAAGGGCTACAGCGGGTGTTTCAATCTGGTGGAAATTTCCATAGTACGATTGCGAAACAAGTTTTTCGACTTCCTTGCGATGTCGAACAAGTTGCCGAACTTTATGGCGATAAGAGACAACAAGCAAAAGCTGTGACTTTCGGTATTATGTATGGTGCTGGGCCAGCAAAGATTAGTTGGCAGGTTACCAAGGATAGTGGTAAAGAATTTACTGTGCAAGAAGCAAATGAAACAATTAAAGATTATTTTACCGCTTTCCCAAATCTAAAGAGATGGTTATCAGACATGCAAAAGTTTGCACAAGCTAATGGGTTCCTATACAGCCACTTTGGTCGTAAACGAAGGCTCCCAAATGTGTTCTCACAGGACAAAGGTATTGCTTCTCACGAAGTTCGTAGTGGCATTAACTTTCTTGTGCAATCTGTTGCTTCTGACATCAATCTGTTGGGCGCAATAGAAACACAGAAATACATTCGAGAAACAGGAATGAAGTCAAAAATCTTTGCTCTTGTTCATGACTCAATACTTGCTGAAGTTCCTGAAGATGAAATAGAACATTATTCAGAAAAACTTAAACAGTTTGTACAGGCAGACAGAGGGCTATCAATACCCGATGCTCCTATCGGTTGTGATTTCGATGTTGCTGATGACTATTCATTAGGTAAGTTTGAGAAGTTATATAATGTATGAAGTACAGTTTGAAGCAGACACAGAGTGGCTTTGGAATAAAGCATTATCCTACTGGGAAAGAGAACCTTATGGGAAAAAGACAGAATGTTATACCTATGTAGATATTAAAGACGACCATAGTATAGACAGATTCTTACAAGAGAAAAAAATAGTTATGGATGTTCATAGTAGATATCCTAGCAAAGTATTTTGGAAAAAGCATGTAACAAGTTTTCCCTTAACAGGATTACAAATACCTGGTAAAGTAATAAGTAGATTTGTATTTGTAGGGCCTGACTTTACTGGCCCTATGTCTTTTCCTAAAGGTGCTAAGTGTGCCTATTTATATGCTTTGACTAGAAAGAAAGAAGAAGTAGCTTGCGGTATATATGAAAATAATGAAATGACTAATTTTCATGCAACACTCATTGATTTACAGAACAATGTTTATGGTTTTAGGGTTACTCGTGAAGAAATTCATTTAGCAGTGTTTTGTCTAGACACTACTTACGGTGCAGAAAGAGAAAGACTATATGGAGGCTTTGGAATGAAATGAGGTTTCCAATTTATGTTCTTTCAGATGAACCTGAAGAAATAGATGGATTACTTATCATAGGCGACCAAGTTGTAGATGATAAAAATATGACAGGTAGTACGATAGGTATGAGAAGATTACAGACTCCCATGCGGAGTCTTTATCCGTTACGCTATATGGTAGAAGACCATGTAGGTATGATGAAACATAGGGGTAAACATTTTATAGATACGGAAGGAGTATATTGGTATAATGAAAAGACAGAAACGGCAACACTTAAATACCATAAGATACGAAAAGTGGAAAAAAAGGATATTGCATCAGTTGTCTGGCTTAAAGATGTTCCATTCCCCTTTGTGGAGGCACGACCTCCTCAAGAAGGCATGGGATGGTGCGGTATCCTATACAAAAGAGGAATACCATGGAAAATATGGGAATATTGTGAAGAGAGGAAAAAAGACACATGGCGCAAGATATAAATAAATTAAAACAAAAATTACAAAATCATATTGTACTCATTCGTTTTGAAAGTCTAAAATCAGGCAGAATTATAGAACGAGAATATACTTTATGTGAAAAGTTTATGACTATACCAAATATACTAAAAGGTAAGTTAGATAGTGATAAAATACTTGTCTGTGATATAGAATTTAACAGATGGGAAGATATACAAGAGGATTCAATACTAGAATGGAAAATTGTAGGATAGTAAATTTCTATACCAGTGACTACAGTGAAGTAGTTAAACCTCTAAAGAAATCTTTAGACAAGTTTGGGTATAGTGTACACATGGAAGAATTATTACCTATTGGTAAATGGGAAGAAAACATTAGTATAAAACCAGAGTACATTTTGAAATGCTTAAATCAATTTAATGAAGATTTACTATGGATTGATGCAGATGGAGTAATAGAAAGACCTATACCTATAGATGAAATAAATAGAAACTATCCAAATTTCTATATTATGTCATGGAGAGCGGAAGAAAGTCATTGGAAGTTAGTACATGAATTAATTAGTTCTACAATGTATTTTCCAAATAATAATGAATCAAAAAAATTATTAGAAGAATGGGTAGATAGACAAAAAGAAGATAGAATGGTATGGGATCAAAAAATACTTAGTGAAGTATTAAACTCAGGTAAATATGAATATGAAATACTGCCTCCAGAATGGTGTTATATTGAAAAGTACCATAAGAGTGTAGTAACAGACCCAATTATCTCTCAGCATCAAGCTAGTAGAGTAATGAAAGAAAAAATAAATTTTGCGGTAGATTGTGATGAATTTTATCCAGATAAGCTACCAGATATAGACGATATAGATACATCAATTTTAGAAAACTAATGTGTGGATTTGTAGTAACAAGTGATATAATTAGCATTGAGCCTATGATAGAAGCTCAGAAGATGCGAGGCCCCGATGATACTGGTATATGGAAAGACGGTAGAATTGCTATGGGGCATGTATTACTTGATATTAATGGAGAACATCAAGTTCAACCATTTGTAACTAAGAAAGGTAATATAATGGTGTTTAATGGCGAGATGTATGATTCTAACATTGCTAATGATACAGCATTTTTAGCTCATGGATTTGAAACATATGGGCATAAGTTTGTAGAATTTTCTGACTTTCATGGCAGTTTTGTATTTTACAAGCCAAAAGAAGGAATATTATATTACTGTAGAGACCACTTTGGAACTAAACCATTGTGGTATGGCGAAGATGAAAATGGCAATTGGACACTTAGTACAAGTCTAAAAAGTTTTATACATAAAAGAGTTGACCAGTCAGGCTACCCTCGATTCTTAAGAAATCCACAGTGGCCTCAAAAAGAAACTCCATATAAAAATATATGGAAGACTGCTCCAGGACAGATATCAAAAATGAATCTAAATACTGGAAGTATAAAATCGTGGA